AAGGTGGTGCGTGGCGTTAACTTCGGATGGAAGTCCAAGACCCCGGCTATGTGGCAAAACAAGCGTGCAGAGTTGTGGGGCGAAATGAAAACGTGGCTAAAAGACGCTGCGCTGCCGAACGACCGGCAACTAAAAGCCGACCTCACAGGTCCAAAGCAAAAGATCAATTCCTCTGGCGCTATCTTGCTGGAATCTAAAAAGGACATGAAGTCGCGCGGTCTTGCGTCGCCTGACGCTGCCGACGCTATTGCTGTTACGTTTGCGTATCCCGTGGCGCACCGCGAATACCGCGAACGAGCGCGTACCGTTATTGTTAGCCGCGATAGCGGCATGGTCAACACTTGGATGGGTGCCTAATGGCTAGAAAGTCCGTCAGCCTCTCAGTTGGTAGAGGAGAAAAGCAGTCCGTGTCAAGAGGGGCGGGATTGACCGCGAAAGGTCGTGCAAAATATAATCGTGCAACGGGGTCTAATTTGAAGGCTCCGGCGCCCAGTCCGAAGACAAAAGCGGACGCAGGACGTAAAAAGTCGTTTTGCGCCCGCATGAAAGGGGTCGTTCGCAACGCCAAGGGGCCAGCCGAACGCGCTAAAGCATCTTTAAAACGATGGAAATGCTGAAATGGCTGCAAAAAAGGGACTATATGCGAACATTCATGCTAAACGCGCTCGAATCGCTGCGGGATCGGGCGAAAAGATGCGTAAACCGGGTTCTAAGGGCGCTCCAACGGCTGCCAATTTCAGAAAGTCAGCCCTTACCGCCCGAAAACCCCGTAAAACCTCCAAAAAAGGCTAAGAAACATGTACGGAAAGAAAAACCCCGGTCCAATCGGCGTGTCGCCCGGCGCAACAGTCGGTGACATGATCCAAAACAGCCGGATGCAGAAGCCCCGTATGCCTGCTCCGCGTATGCCGAAGCGCGTTAACGAGGAAATGATCCGCACTGCGGTTGATTTTCGACCGACTCCGATGAAACGGGGTATGCGTTAATGCCTCTTGTAAAGTCCGCCTCTAAGGGGGCTTTTCGCAAGAACATTCGCGCTGAAGTGAAGGCTGGCAAGCCTGTTAAGCAGGCTGTTGCCATCGCGTATTCGGTCAAGCGTAAAGCCGGTAAGAAGGGCAAGTAATGGCTAAAGACCCGACAGGGATGAAGGGCGCGGCTCAGGTGGCTAATACGCCCGAGAGCCGCCGTGCGCGTAGTACGGGCGATATCCTTGCCCAAGCGCGTACTCGAATGCAGTTGTCCCTGACGGCTTATAGCGAGTCTCGCGATAGCGAACTGGACGACCTGCGTTTTATGGCGGGTTCTCCAGATAACCGCTGGCAGTGGCCGCAAGAGGTCTTAGCCACCCGTGGCGCAGTGCAGGGTCAGACAATCAACGCTCGTCCCTGCCTGACCATCAACAAACTGCCCCAGCACGTTCGGCAGGTCACTAACGACCAGCGCCAGAACCGACCTGCGGGCAAAGTCATCCCGGTCGATGACAAGGCGGACATTGAAGTTGCCGAGGTGTTTGACGGTATCGTCCGGCACATCGAGTACATCTCGGATGCCGACGTTGCCTACGACACCGCCTGTGAGAATCAGGTCACGTATGGCGAAGGCTATATCCGCATCCTGACTGAGTATTGCGACCCCGATTCGTTCGACCAAGACATCCGTATTGCTCGCGTTCGTAACTCGTTCTCGGTATATATGGACCCGCACATCCAAGACCCGTGCGGAGCCGATGCAGAATGGTGTTTCATAACCGAGGACATGCCCCGTGAGGAGTTTGAGCGTCATTTTCCTGACGCCGAACCCATCTCGTCGATCCAGAGCCGTGGTATTGGTGACGAGAATCTGGCGCAGTGGATTACCGACGATTCAGTACGGATTGCGGAATACTTCTACGCTTACTATGAAAAAGCCAAGTTAAACCTGTATCCGGGCGGTGCTACCGCCTACGCTGGCTCGCCTGAAGCCGACCAAATGGAGGCGATGGGCCTTTCTCCAATTCGCACCCGTGACGTAGACATCCGCAAGATTAAGTGGATGAAGACAAACGGCTACGAGGTGCTGGAAGAGCAGGAGTGGCCGGGTAAGTCGATTCCGGTTGTCCGCGTGGTCGGCAACGAATACGAAGTTGAGGGCCGTATCTACATCAGCGGCCTCGTGCGTAACGCTAAAGACGCGCAGCGCATGTACAACTACTGGGTATCCCAAGAGGCAGAAATGCTCGCCTTGGCCCCCAAAGCGCCGTTTATCGGCTACGGTGGTCAATTTGAGGGATACGAGCATCAGTGGAAGACCGCCAATACCCAGAACTGGCCGTATTTGGAGGTCAATCCTGACGTTACGGACGGCGCTGGCAACATGCTGCCGCTGCCCCAACGTGCCGCCCCACCCCTTGCGCAAACGGGGCTTATTCAGGCTAAGATGGGCGCGTCGGACGACATTAAGTCTACGACGGGCTACTATGACTCTAGCCTTGGCGCCACGTCTAACGAGCGTTCGGGTCGGGCCATATTGGCGCGTGAACGTCAGGGCGATACGGGGTCATATCATTACGTCGATAACCTTGCCCGCGCTATCCGCTACGTTACGCGTCAACTCGTTGACTTGATTCCGAAGATTTACGATACCCAGCGTATCGCTCGCATCATCGGCATCGACGGGGAAACCTCGACGGTGCGTATCGACCCGATGCAGCAAGAGCCTGTCCGTAAGTTGATGGATCAGGCTGGCGTTGTCATTGAAAAAATCTACAACCCGTCCGTTGGTAAGTACGACGTAGCCGTCACGACTGGCCCGTCTTACATGACCAAGCGCCAAGAGGCGATGGACGCGATGTCGCAAATCCTGCAAGCCAACCCGAACCTCTGGGGCGTGGCAGGCGACCTGTTCGTCAAGAACATGGACTGGCCGGGAGCGCAGGAAATCGCCAAGCGTCTTGCTAAAACGATTGATCCTAAGTTGCTTTCTGATCCTGACGAAGACCCAGCGTTGCAGGCTGCTAACCAGCAGATTGAAGCAATGGGCGCTGAAATGGATCAGATGTTCCAGATGCTCCAGAACGTCTCGCGTTCGATGGAAGCCACGGAACTGCGAATTAAGGAGCAGGAAGCGCAGATTAAGGCGTATGACGCCGAAACCAAGCGTATCAGCGCGGTTCAGGCGGGTATGTCCGAAGAGCAAATCCAAGACATCGTGATGGGCACGATTAGCGGGATGCTGTCCTCTAATGACCTTGTAGCCCCGGCTCCTAGAGAGGCTGAAATGCCGATGGAAATGCCACCGCAAATGCCGATGGAGTTACCGCCGCAATGACCTGCGAAGTCTTTATCGGACGGCTATTTTTAGCGCGGGATGTGACCCATTCCACGCACCTGAATACCCGTAACTACGCTAAACACAAGGCACTACAGAAGTTCTACGAGGGCATCATCCCCCTCGCAGACGACTTTGCCGAGGCGTATCAGGGTCGGCACGGACTGATTGGCCCGATTGCCCTAGCATCTGCCCAGAAGTCAAACAACGTACTTGACTTTTTGGAAAAGGAACTTAAGGAACTTGAGGAAATGCGGTATAAAGTCGTCAGTAAAGACGACACAACGCTGCAAAACCTGTTAGACGCCATTTTTGGCTTGTACTTATCTACGATTTACCGCCTAAAATTCTTGGCTTGAGGTAACGACATGGAACTTCTTAATCCACTTGCTGACGGTCTGTTTCCAGCCAAGACCGCTTCTTATACTGGTACGGCTGGCTCAACATCAACTTGGCCCGCTGGCCCGCAAGGCGTTGTCGTTTGGTGTACATCGGATGCTTACGTAGCGGTTGGCGAAAACGTTACTGCTACAAGCAATAGCACTCCGGTTCCGGCTAATACGCCAATTCCGTTTATTGTCCCGCAAGGCACGGGCGCTCCGTGGCGTGTAAGCGCTATTGAAGTGTCTTCTGGCGGAACGGTTTACGCTAAACCAATTAACCAAAACTAATGGCTCGTTATTTTGGCGTAGCGTTAAGAAATGGTCTAGCCATTGGGCTAGGATCAATTATTGCTCTTGGCCGTCCGAAGGTTGCGCCTTCGCCAAGTGGCGGCGGATTTTTGCTGCTTGAAGACGGCTCATTTGTGCTGCTCGAAGACGGCAGCAAGATTGAATTGGAGTAAGTCATGGCCGACACTAAAATTAGTGCATTAAGTTCTGGCGCGCCAGCCCAATCAGGCGACGAATATGTCATTGCCAGATCAGGCGCTAACTACAAGTTAACGCTTTCAAACATCGCAAGCGCAATGCCATCAACGACCATCAACGGGTCGCTGGTTGTTAACGAGGCTGGCGGCAATAACGACACCCGTATTGAAGGCGACTCAGACGCAAATCTTTTCTTTGCCAGCGCCTCAACGGATCGTATTGGTATTGGCACTAATACGCCGTCGGCCAAGTTTGATGTTTCTGGCGATTCATCACTGAATGGCGCTGTAGTTATTAACGAAGCCGGTGCAGACAAGGATACGCGCATTGAGGGTGATACTGACGCAAACTTGCTGTTTGTTGATGCGTCAACCGATCGAATTGGCGTAAGCACTAACACGCCGTCTGAAAAAATTGACTTGGCTTCTGGAAACTTAACATTTTCAAGTACAAGCCAAAAAATTACTGGAAAATTTAACGGTCTTTGGTCCGGCAGAACTGTTTTTCAGAGTTATACGACAAACGCTGATACTCGAGTTAGTGTAATTCCAAATGGAACCAGCACGACTACAAGTTGGAGTTTGTCTAATAGTTCATCTGATCCAAACAACGCTGGCAGCGCAAGTATTCGCATTACAAACTCTGCGGCATCATTTAATTCAAACTCAGAAGGCACCGGAACGCCGTTGCCGATGCAGTTTAATCTTTACGATGTAGCAGAGTCGTCCGGTGGCGTATCTGTCACTCGCATGGTTATTCTTAACAACGGCAACGTTGGTATCGGCGCTGGTTATCTTACCCCCGGCAGCGAACTTGATGTTAAGGGCACTCTTCGCCTTTCTGGTTCTTCATCTGGTTACGTTGGTATTGCTCCGGCTGCGGCTGCTGGCAGCACGACTTATACGCTCCCAAGCGCTGATGGTTCGAATGGGAATGTTCTTTCAACCAACGGCTCCGGCACGCTGTCGTGGATTGCGGCTGGCGGTACTGGAACGGTCACTTCTGTTGGAGGCACAGGCACGGTAAATGGCATTACGCTGACCGGCACTGTTACCTCGTCGGGTAATTTGACGCTAGGCGGCACATTGTCTGGTGTTGACCTGACAAGCCAAATTACCGGCACTTTGCCTGTTGCCAATGGCGGTACGGGTCAAACGTCTTACACCAACGGTCAGTTGTTAATTGGCAACTCCACTGGTAACACGCTTACAAAAGCGACGCTTACTGCTGGTAGTGGCATTAGCATTACCAACGGTTCCGGCGCTATTACGATTGCAGCAACCGGCGGCACGGGAACAGTTACATCGGTTAGCGGCACAGGTACGGTTAACGGCCTTACGCTTACCGGCACGGTGACAAGTTCCGGCAACCTGACACTGGGCGGTACGCTTTCGGTTAACCTTGCATCGGATGTTACAGGCACTTTGCCTGTTGCCAATGGTGGCACCGGATTAACCAGCGGAACAAGCGGCGGCGTGTTGGCCTTTACCGCTGCCGGAACGATTGCCTCGTCAACTGCGCTGGCTGCAAATGCGTTGGTTGTCGGTGGCGGCGCTGGCGCTGCGCCGAGCAGCATTACAACGGGTACCGGCGTTGTTACTGCGCTGGGCGTTAATACGGGATCAGCAGGCGCGTTCGTTGTTAATGGCGGCGCTCTTGGAACTCCGTCCTCTGGCACGCTGACAAGTTGTACGGGCTTGCCTGTTTCAACGGGCATTTCCGGCCTTGGAAGCAACGTCGCTACATGGCTTGCTACGCCGTCAAGCGCAAATCTTGCCGCTGCGGTAACGGACGAGACGGGTA